TGGGAAAATTTGATGCGGCTGGGATAAGTTTCTATGATGGTGCCTCAACCCCATTACTTTTATCAAACTTTAACGCTGAAGGGATGAAATTTTATAATGGCACATCAGCTACCGCTTCAGACGCTACTACTACTGCTCATTATGCAGGATATGATCCAATTACAGGTGCAGGAGGCATTAGATTTTATAATAATAATGGGGTGGGGGATGCTAATCTTACTATGAAGATAACTCCGGGTGGTGGGATGAGATTTTATGATGCCACAGCATCTGGTAATATAATTATGAGGGTAGGTGGTGTCTCAGCTATAACCTTTTATAACGGAACCGCTGTAGGCCCAGAGGGAGGGGATACCGCAGCCTCCATTAACAGTGTGATTAGTGGTGCTGGAGCCACAAATACCGGGAAAAGTCTTAGATTCTATAATGCATCTGGGGTAGGGGGAAGTGACGCAAATAAAACTGTAGAGATAGTAGGTCAAGGTAACGCTAATGAGAATGGAATGTATGTATTTGGTACTATAGATGCTGTGATAGGGACTAAAGGGGATAACCTAATAAAGTTTGAAAAAGGTACTTCTTATATTGGGAATGCTCAGGCTGGGTCGTATGATCTAAATAAATATGGGTATCTAGGAGTGTACACACGTTCTGGTACGGACTACTTATCTATGGCAGCACAAACCGGGACAGATTTGTACCTATACACACCTGAGGATTTATGGATTGTTGCGGATAACTCTATAGTCTTGAAGAGTGCTCTTGATGAGGGTGTAGACATAGCTGGTGATGAGTTTAGCTCAGGACTTAGATTCCAACAAGTAAATGATACTACATATAGTAAGTCGTATTATTGCGTGTTCCCAATTTCCGTAATGAATGGTTCAGATTCAACTTTGGCAACTCGTGAAGCTGCTCCATGGATTCAACTTGGGTATTACGGTACAGCATCTACTGGGTGGAATCATCGCCCAATTAATGGCTTTAGTGCTAATTATAATTACGCTGGTACGGATGGTACCTACAGTGTCCCCGTTTTTTCTTTTCAGAGTGATACAGATACAGGCATGTATAGGACAGGGACAGATAGTATAGGGTTTACTGCTGGCGGTACTTTACGAGCTACTGATAGTTCAAGTGGGATTGCGGCAAGCGCAACCGTGGCTAGCGACATTGAAGTTAACATAAATTCCTCTACTGGGTTATTTACTAAAGTAAGTTCTTCTAGACGCTACAAAGATAATATAGCAGACTTAGATATAAATATAGAGAATATTTATGATTTACGCCCAGTTTCGTTTGATTGGAAAAGTAACGGAAAATCCGATTTTGGATATATAGCAGAAGAAGTTCATGAAATATTACCTGAACTAACTGTTTATGATGATAAAAATAGACCTGAAGCAGTAAAGTATAAACAGCTTTCAATTCTCATGCTAGAAGAACTTAAAAAACTTAGAGAAGAGGTTAAAAACCTAAAGGAGAAATTATAATGCCAGATGTAACAGTATCGTTTACGGACGCACAATGGACAAGAATTGTTGCCGCATCTTCATATATTCTTAGGATGGATGAGGGAACAGTTGATGTAACTAAACTTGCTGCTAAATGGAAAGCCCAAATAACCGATCATGTAAAATCTTACGAAGAAAGTCTACTCTCCGCAGACGAATTCTAGTGAAGTTTAAAAATAGAGTAGTAAGGCTCCGTAAGAAGTATCCCTTCATGCGAGTCTCAGAAATAGCTGCTGAGTTAGGAGCCACCAAGCAGAGAGTATGGGCTGTCTTAAATAGAAGAGGTTTAGATACAAATCCACCTAGGTTGCGCCCCACCATGTACTGTAAAGTATGTAATACGGCTATCCTGAACAGGACTAAAAAGCGACCTATCTGCTCTAAAGAGTGCTCAGAGAAGAATAGACGGATAAAACTATCCTGTGACTATTGCAATTCCACCATTTATAGGCTAAAATCAGAAGTACGCCGTGCTTACGAATTAAAATATAAACATGCATTCTGTAACAATCAATGTTACAACAAGTATAGAAAGGAACAATATATTGGAAATTGATGATAATCTTATTAGACAGTGGGAACCGAAAATAAATAGGATGATCTCAACTTACAAAATTAACGGTATTGATAGGGATGATTTAGCACAAGAACTTAGAATATGTATTTTAAAAGCGGCTAAAAAATTTGACCCCGGTAGGAATGTTACTTTCCACACTTATCTACACAGAACTATGGTAAACACAATCCGCACTCTAGCAACTAAATCTAAACGTAATCTTAATAACGAAGCTTCTTATCTAGGGCAAACGTTTGTCACCGACTCAATGGCAGATGGATCATCCTCCCAAGAGCTTTCTCAAGAAATGCTCTTAAAAGAACCAAAAGATTGGTTAAATTTAGTAGAAATAAAAGATTTGTTACAATCTTTGCAACTTACGGAATCGGAATTAGCTTTTCTAGCTTTGCGTCAATCCGGGCATTCCTTCAAAGAGATACACCTTAAGTTCGAAAAGATTTTTCCTAATAACTCCTTAGCATCAGTAAGGGAACATGTTAAACAAAAATTCCTTGGGCATAGAGTTTAAAAACGCCCCAACACTCTATAAAATTTTCAGTCATTTTTACAAAGATAGATTTGATACTGATTATAAATCCCCAACCTTTATAGGTAGAGAAACTAAAGCTTTGAAAGAAGCTATTCAAACGTTTGGTTTTTATCCATTAATAGGAGCTTTTTATGGGGGGATAAAACAGGGACGTAAAGACGTACATATAATGTATATTCTAGGTGGGATCAATTCCTACTTACCCACTTGCCAACGCCCAGAACTGTATGCTAGTGTATTATTATATGGGGATTCTAGAATTAGACACCTCTGGAGAACTGTGATACACTTGGAAACTAAGTGGTTTCCAACCGCATCGGATAAACAGAAATTAGCAAAAGCTATAGATACGTTGGAGAAGTGGAATGACACCAATTGACAAAGCAAAAGAGATACCCTACACTGACTTAACAAGTCGTGCTGCACCTGAAGAAGGATTGTTTCGTGTCGTTACACAGAATTCTGAATTACGAAAAACGTGGATACTAGGGACGTATAAAACATACGTGCAAGCAAAGACAGTAGCCGATGGTGCGTCCGCAGAAGAAGGAGTATCTGCCTTCATTCACAACGCATATGGTAGAATTCTATATTCAGTAAAGGATTAGTACAGAATGAACAGTGATAGTTTTAATTTTATAGAGTCCGCTTTGGTTTTTAATTTATGTGACTCCGACAACTATAAAGCTTTTAGGCACCCGCAGAATGATTTTGCCGTGCATAGGGATGCTTATATGTTTGTCCAGAAATATTTAGATGAGTATAGAGATTTTCCTACCCACGCAGTATTACTTGAAGAGTTCTCTAAACTAAGAAAAGATGCAGTAACAGTAGAGTTTTCTTACGCTCAAGATGAATTTAAGAAGCAGGTATTGTTTAGAAAAGTTGTATCAGCTTTTGCGGGTAACAAAGAAGAACTTACAGAAAACCCTAAGAAAGCCATGGGGAAAATATTACATGATTTGAATGATATAGAAGTTCTATATGATGAAGATGTACAGGAATATGATACAGGTAACTTGGATAGGTTAGAAGATTGGAAAGAGAGAAGTGCCCTACGTAAAATGGGGGACGGGCTCATAGGGATAAAAACCCCATTTACCTCAATTAATTCTACTGGAGTAGGGTGGCAACCCGGAGACCTTATATCTGCCTTTGCTAGACCTACTGTGGGTAAAACATGGCTATGTACTGATATCGCTGCAATAGCCGCTCTCAACGGGTATAAGACACTTTTCGTATCCACTGAGATGACTAAAAAATCTATTGATATGCGTATGGATGTAATTATGGGGAATAAAAGTGGTTACAAACTTTCCCACCGAGCCTTGAGGACAGGTAGCCCGATTGATGAAGAGAAGTATGCTAAATTTCTAACGGAGTTAGATGAGAAGAATCTACTGATATGTGATCATATAAGTGGGGAAGATAGTATTTCTCTCCACAGTATAGCTAATCTAATAAGAAAACACGCTCCAGATATTACTGTCATTGACGGTGTGTATCTGGTATCTACTGCCATGAAGAATTCAGCTTCGTGGGAACAGAATCATAGCTTGTTCTATGGTTTGAAAAACTTGGCTTTAGCCCAAGATACGACTATTATGGTATCAACACAGGCTACGAGAGATGCGTCAAATATGTTTGCGCCTCCTCGTGCCGATCAAGTAGCATTTGGTGATGCTCTTATTCGTGCTTCTGATATTGCACTTTCTATGTGCATGGTAGAAGATTCTGATAACCTCAGATCAATACAGTTTCAGAAGTACAGGGATGGAGATTTACCGGTCGATATGTGTACCTTTTTGTGGAATGTTGATGAAGGTGAAATAAAGGAAATAGATGACGTTTTCTAGGAGG